AAAAGCTCTAAAAACTATTTTAAGAAATATAAAGGTCAAGGTAAATAATATTTTTATATATTTGTTTGGCTTATAGCAAAACTTGCACAACCTAATAAAGATGGACGGTGCTTGGAACAGGTACTTACATTATTTTCTTTTTGTAGGTTTTTCTTTTGTTTTCTTTTTACTCTTTTTCTTTTCTTTTCTTTTAATTATAAATAAATATTATGAACATAAATAAGAAAATAGATAAAATATTAAAATACAAGACTTATAGTATAAGAAATAAAATTGACTCATTATTAAAAATAGTTACTGAAGAAATAAATTGTAATTTAAATACAGACTCTACAAGTAAAAAAATAAAAAAAGCAATTCAAAATAGAAAAACAATTTACAACGCAATTAAAACACTTGATTTTAATACTGGTGAAAGATTTTTGAAATTAATGGATAAATGAAAAAAAAATCAAGAAAAAACATTGTTAAAAGACTCGACACAGTATTTTCTTTATATATAAGACTTCGCGAAGCGAACAATGAAATCGTTGAGTGTTACACTTGTGGCAAGATCAGTCATTACAAAAAAGGTATGCAATGTGGTCATTTTCAATCAAGAAAGTTTTATGCAACTAGATGGGACGTTGACAACGCAAGAAATCAATGTTACGCGTGTAATGTTATGAAATACGGAGAACAATACAAGTTCGGTTTAAAACTCGACAAAGAGTGTGGCGAAGGCACAGCTGAACGATTAATGATTAAATCACGTCAAACAGTAAAATACTCAAACGATGACTTAGAATCGTTAATAACGTACTATAACAATTTATTAAACAAGTTGATTTAATTTTTATATTTGACTTGTTCTATTCTATTTGTCTTTGTTAAAAGAGGTTAATTAATTTTAATCTCTTTTTTTTTATTAAATATTTTGTTTATAACTAAATAAGTGTTATATTTGAGTATAATTTTAAAATAACAACAATAGGAGTGTAACAGCTCCTTTTTTTTAAATATACAGAAATGAACATAGACAATAGAACAATAAGTTACGAACAACATCATTTAATTGTAACACATTTACAAGAAAAATTAAAAGAAACACAAGACGAACTAGCTGAGTGTTATAATAACCCATCAAAAATGAACAAATGAACAAAGAAAAATTATTAGAACTTTACAAGAAATATAATCTTAATAAAGATGATTTCTTTAAACATCAACACTACACGATTATAACTCGAACAGGAATTGAAAAAATAGAAGCACAAGAAAATATTAAAATAAATTATCAATCTATTAAAAGTGAACCTAATTTTGCTGTAATACAAGCATTTGGAGAGTTAAATGACAGAAAAATGGAAACGTTTGGCTCTGCATTAAAAGGTAATAACTACGCAGAAGGAAATTGTAATAGTTGGTACGTTAAAGAAATGGCAGAAAAAAGAGCATTTTCAAGAATAGTTTTAAAGTTAACAGGATTTTATGCTTTAGGAGTTTTTGGAGAAGATGAGTCTGACTCATTTAAAAAAGAAATAAAAAATAAATTAACTAAACAAGAAATAATAAATAAAAATAAATAATTATGGCATCAATAATCACAGCGTCAATTGACGTAACAAAATTACCTAAAGAAAAATTTGAAAAAGCAGAAAACGGAAAAGTTTGGTATAATTTTACTATTAAAGTTTATGACGAATCTAAATGGGGCAAAAACGCAATGGTAATAGACTCACAAACTAAAGAACAAAATGATGTTTATAAATCGATGAACAAAGCTGAGAAACAAGAACATATAAAGAAAATTAAACTAGGTAACGCAAGAGTAGTTTGGACAGACGGTACTATCAATAAATTTGAAAAAGAAGAAGATCAACAACAACCAGCTGTAGTAAACAATTCAAATCAAGAAGACGATTTACCATTTTAATATTCTTTTTATTTAATGACAAACAGACTTTCAGAAGAAGAGACCGTACGTCTTTTGTTAATGGAAGCTATTGAAGATGATTGTGTTGTAGATTATAAAAAAACAATTGAATATCCACCAGTAGCTTTATCTTATGGCGAAAAACTAATTAAAGGTAAAAACAAAGATTATTTGTATCCAATACCACTTGGAACATATGGCAACTTTAGTTTTATTCAAGGTCCACCTAAATGTAAAAAATCTTATTTAGTTTCATTATTGACTTCAATTTATCTTGGTACTACAAACATATTTGGTGGTAAAATACAAGGACATCGTAAAGACAAAAACGTTTTACACTTTGATACTGAACAAGGAAAGTGGCACGCACAAAAATTATTTAAAAGAGTAATCGAAATGAACTCTTTTGATTATTCAAAAAATTATCATACTTTTGGTTTAAGAACAATTGATTATAAATTAAGAATTGAGTTTATACAATATTGTTTAGAACACAAAATAGAAAACGTAGGTCTTGTTTTAATTGACGGTATTGCTGATCTTGTAAGTGATGTAAATAACATTGAAGAAACAAACGCGTGTGTTCAAAAAATAATGGAATGGTCTGCAAAATATAAATGTCATATTATGTGCGTTATTCATTCTAACTTTGGTTCAGAAAAACCCACGGGTCATCTTGGATCGTTTTTAGAAAAAAAAGCAGAATTACAAATACAACTTGAAACAAATACAGTAAATAAAGGATGGACAACAGTAAAATGTAAAAGAAGCAGAGGTTACGCTTTTGAAACATTTAGTTTTGAAATCAATGATTATGGATTTCCACAACTTGTTGGGAACTTCTACGATCCTTTAAAAAGTATTTAGTGAATGATATCTTAACGAAAGTTTTTAATAAACACAAAATCTGGATCGATATTGTCATCTCATTTGGTTGCAATCGTGAAACAGCTGAAGACATTACACAAGAAATGTATATAAGATTATCAAGAAAATTAAACGAAGGTCTTGACATAAACTTCGGAGATGATGATTATAATTATTATTATGTTTTTAAAATTCTTAAATCTATGTTTCTTGATCTAAAACGTAAAGAGTCAAAAATTAACGTTATAAATATAGACGATTGTTATAAAGAAAAATTACAACAAGATGTTGATTATGATGTAAAATATGAATTAATAAAACAAGAACTTGATAAAATGTATTGGTATGATCGTAAAGTATATGAAATTTTAGACAATGGTGATTCTGTGGCTGCTCTGTCCAGAAAAACTCATATTCCTTATCATTCTTTATATAATACTTATCGTAAAGTTATTGAAAGATTAAAAAAATTATTATGAAACTCGGAGACTTAGTCTACTATTTTACTTATTATACAGGTATAAGATACATTTGGAAAAAAATATATCCCAATTGTGAGTGTGATAAAAGACGAAAAGATTGGAATAAAATAAAAATTAAAAGATGGTAAAATTTAATGATGAAGATAAAAAACTATGGAATAAATTCAGACTTTCAAAACGCGACACTATCAGCAGATCCGAATTTCAGCTGGTGTGTAAACTCCACGCAGAATATTATAAACACAAATATTATGAACCTTGTACTTGTTCGCCAACAAAAATAAAAAAGTTTATACAAGAACTTAATATTATTTGGGATAATGAACATTGAAAAAACACACAAACTAGAAAAAACATTAATTGAGTTTTTGAATTTTGATGGTTGGGATCTTCAATGGACTGGTTCCGGTAACAAACATTATGACGCGTCAGGTTACACATCTAAACGTAAACGTGTTGTTATTGAAATGAAATGGAGATCAAAATATTATGAGGAAAAAATGTTAGAGAAATATAAATACGATGCGTTAATGAATCTTGACAAAGACATTGTAAAAATATATTTTGTAAACGATCCGAAAGGTAATTTTTTATTCTGGTTAAACACAATTAAACTACCTGAAACAAAAGAAATGTATTGTCCTGACACCACATTATGGACAAAAAAACGATTACTTAAACCGGTATATCTACTCAAAGAAAATCAAGCTACGAGAATCAATTTAAATTAGTTTATTAAACATTTTGTTAATTAAATTATTTAGTGTATATTTGAATATCAATGAGGGGGAAGTTTTAGGTGTTGACAGGTGCAAGTCCTGTAAAAATTAGATACCGCCCTGTTATAAACATATATCCCTCATTGTTTTTTTAAAACAAACACTATGAATAAATGTATTTTATGTAACAACACTTTTACTGGTTGGGGTCATAACCCTGAACCATTAGAAAAGTCACATTTTAAATGTTGTGATCATTGCAACACAACAAGAGTTTTACCTTATAGAATTTATAGATTTACAAATGATATTATTAATTGACGCAGATAGTTTAATTTTTGCCAGCTGTTACAGATCAAAAGACGATGTTTCAGATCATCCGTATTATGAAGATATTGAAGACGCTAAAATAAAGTTTGATCATCAGTTAATGAAAATTGTTAACGACTTAGAAGATCAATTTGAGATTGATAAAATTGTTACATTCAATGGCTCAAAAGGTAATTTCAGAAAACAAATTGTAAGAAGTTACAAAGCTAATAGAAAAAAACAAGAGTTACCACCTTTGCTCCACGAACTTCATGATTACGTCAAGGAGCAATACAACAGCAAATTCATATATGGACAAGAAACTGATGATCTTGTTGCGAGATACTGGAAAACATTAACTAATCAATTTGGTAGAGACAATGTAATGATTGTTTCAATCGACAAAGATTATAAACAATTCCCTGCTTTGATATATAATTATCATAGAAATCATAAAACAATACTTGATTTGTCTGAATCAGATGCTTTGTATAATTTTTACGAACAATGTATAATCGGTGACAGCGCTGATCACGTCAATTACTTTAAAGGCAAAGGTCGAGCATTTGCAAAGAAATATTACAAAGATTGCGAAACAAAATATCAATACACTAAACAACTTTTTTTATTATTTAAAGAAAAGTATAAAAGCAAAGCAAGAGAAAAATATATTGAATGTTATAATCTACTAAAACTAAGAACACACTAAATTAAAAAATATGGCACACGAACCAAACGCGTTTGAAAATGAAATATTTACTCATTATCGAACACAAGCAAAAACAATAGACAACGCTATTGATTTACTTGTACAACATAATTATACAGTAATTGATTTACAAGGCAAAATAATAAACAAAGACACAATTGATCTTGAAGAAAAGCCAGTTGTATCTCCTATAAGATATAATACAAGAAACAAACAATGAAAATTCATTTAACTCACAATATCTTAAACGATAAATATACAAACTACATTTACGAAGCGTTTGATATACAAAACAAAGAACAATCAAACGTTACTATAAACGCAAATTTAGAATTGTTACCAGCTGAGTGGAACATCGGTGTTGTTTACGGTGGTAGTGGTACAGGTAAAACAACTATATTGAAAAAGTATTTTAACAAAGAAATAAACACATCTTCATTTGATTATAATAAGTCTTTGATATCAAACTTTGATTGGTTAGAACCACAAGACGCAACGTTTCTTTTATCTGCAATGGGTCTGTCATCAGTCCCGACTTGGTTACGACCATTTCACACACTATCAAACGGAGAACAATATCGTGCTAATCTTGCTTATGTTGTCGGCAAAGCATCTAATAATGAAATAATATTAATTGATGAGTACACTTCAGTAGTTGATCGAGATGTCGCAAAAGCAATGTCTAACGCGTTACAAAAGTATATAAGAAAAACAAATAAAAAGATTGTTCTTGCGTCTTGTCATTTCGATATTATGAATTGGTTACAACCAAACTGGATTTACTCACCATTGAAAGGACGTCTTGAGATAGCGTCACGTCTTCGGCAAAGACCAGAGATTGAACTTCAGATATTTCGATGTCGATATGAAACTTGGAAAATATTCAAAAACCATCATTATTTAAGTGAAGAATTAAACAAATCAGCTAAATGTTTTTTAATACTATACAACGACAAACCGATTTGTTTTATGGGAATATTACCAATGCCAAGCGGAACAATACAAAACGCATATCGTGTAAGCCGATTAGTTGTTCTTCCAGATTTTCAAGGTCTAGGTATTGGAATGAAAATTCTAAACATATTCGGATCAATGTATAAAACAAACAATCAAACATTATATATTAAAACATCAAACCCATCTTTATTCAAGGGAATGAAACGAAACACAACAAACTGGAAATTAATAAACGAGTCAAACGATATAGAAAAAATTAAAAAAACTAATGCACATTATAAACTATTAAAAGAACAAGGCAAAGCATTTCACACAGGTATAAAATACTTTAAAGAAAGTGTTACTAAAAGTTACAAGTATACTGGCGAACAACACAATGAAGATATTTCTATTTTAAAATTTAAATCAGAAGTTTATCGAGATGTCGCACAAAATCAACTAAGTATATTTGACACATAATTTAGAAATACAACACAATTATTTTACTGATATCTCAGCTGGCATAAAGTCATTTGAAATAAGACGTACAAACAGAGATTACAAAGTGGGAGATATTTTAATACTAAAGTCTTTAAAAACAAATGAAACAATTAAAAAACAAATCAAATATATATGTGATTTATCAATTTATGATATTGATCACATTTTAATACTAGGAATCTAAAAACAATGGAATTTAACAAAAACTATCACAACAACGAGTTCAACTTTTTAATAAGTGAATTAACAGACAGACAAAGATCAATTATGGATATTGATTGCAGTTTATCAAAGTACGGATCAAATCTAAATTTATTAGTTGATCATAAAAAAACAAACGACAAAGTAAGTATAAACACAGTAAGAATGTTGTCAACGTTTGCAGATGTAACATTAAACAATAGAGATGTGTGTAAGTGTTTTATTGTAAGAAGCGAAATCGACACAAAATTAAAAAAAACTACAAGTTGTTCAGTTGTTTATGAAATCAAAAACTATGCAAAAGTAAAAGACAAAACAGATATTTCTAGTTTTATTGAACAAAGATATACAATAACAAACGACAAAGATTTAAAATTGTTTTTTCAACCAGAGACACACTTGCAAACAAAAGTTAAATTAAAAGACGTATTTTAGATGACATTATTACAAGAGTTTAAACAATTAAAGACATTAAAAGAAAAAAGATTATTTGCATTAAAACAAGCAAAAGAACAAAAAAACACATCACATATTGAAATGTTGAGTTATGAAAAATTATCATCATTTTCAGTTCATTGTTTATTTTACAATTCAATAGGAAAAAAATACAAAGCAAAAAGAACATATAGAGCAAAACACAATAAAGAGAGAAAATTTTAAAAAAACTAAAATGAAAAATTTAAAACCGAAAGAGATTGCTGACAAATTAAAAGAGTTAACTTCAGTTGATGTATTTGAAAACACACGCACACAAGAAGTTGTGAAAATAAGATCATTGTTTTGTTATTTATTAAGAGAAAAACTAGCTATGCGTTGGACTGCAATAAGTCAGTTTTTTCAACACAACAATAAACCTATGAATCACGCAACAGTAATACACGCGTTAAAAAACTATCAAACACATAAACTACACGATAAAAAAATTGCAACACTTGAAGGAATGTTTACGTTTGATTCTGATTTAACTATTGATGAAATAAATAAGATTAAATATTTAGAAAGTAAAGTACAAAGATTAGAAACTCAAATCATTGACATAGGTTCAGATAATTCATTATATACAAAAATAAAAAACATACCAATCGACAAAGAAGAATATATTATGAATAAAATTGATTTATGGTTAAAAGAGTTTGAATGGAAATCTAAATTAAAAGATTCTTCTACTGTTTACGCAGGCAATTAAAATCAATTAAAAATTTCGTTATATATTAAAGATTGAATAAACAATAATATTTCAATTATGGATAAACGTAAAAATAATGGTGGTGCAAGATCAGGGGCTGGTCGACCAAGAAAAGAAGATGAACTTAAATTAATTGAAAAACTAGATTTGTTAATAGATAACAAAGAAGTTATAAAGACTCTAGGCAAACAAATATTAAAAGGAGATAGTCGTGCTATGAGTCTATACTTTGGCTATCGTTATGGTAAAGCAAAAGAATCGGTAGACATAACTTCTGATAGTGGTTTAAATATAAACTTCAAAGATTTGATAAAATTTAAGTGATTGAAATAAATAAAAAGTATTCAACATTATCAAGTTCAGATGCTAGATATTTCATAGTTACAGGTGGTCGTGGTTCTGGTAAATCTTTTTCTATTAATTTACTTCTTGTTCTTTTAACTTACGAAGCAGGACACACAATCTTATTTACACGTTACACTTTAAGTTCAACATATATTTCTATTATACCTGAGTTTATAGAAAAAATAGAAATGTTAGATATCTTTAACGACTTTCATATTACTAAAGACGAAATAAGAAACATCAAGTCAGGTAGTAAAATCATATTTAAAGGGATCAAAACATCTTCAGGAGATCAAACTGCAAATCTTAAATCATTACAAGGTGTCACAACGTTTGTACTTGACGAAGCTGAAGAGCTAACAAATGAAGACACATTTGACAAGATAGATTTATCAGTAAGACAACAACACAAACACAATAGAGTTATATTGATTTTAAACCCAACTACAAAAGAACATTGGATCTATAATAGATTCTTTGAAGACAAAGGGATTCAAGAAGGCACAAACGAAACACAAGACAATATAACTTACATACATACAACGTATTTAGATAACATAGAGAACTTATCAGAAAGTTATTTAAATCAAATAGAGAACATCAAGAAACGTAGACCAGAGAAATATAAACATCAAATGTTAGGTGGTTGGCTAAACAAAGCAGAAGGTGTAATATTCACAAACTGGAAGATTGGAGATTTTAAAAAAGTAGGTGTAAGTGTTTACGGACAAGATTATGGATTCGCATCAGATGAAAATGTATTAGTGGAAACAAACATTGATTCAACAAACAAGATTATATATTTAAAAGAATGTTTTTATTTAAAATCATTAACAACAACACAAATTGCTGAGTTAAACTTAAAACACGCAAACAATAGTCTCATCATTGGAGACAGCGCAGAGAAACGTCTAATCTACGAACTCAAACAAAAAGGTTGTAATATTAAAGAATCAATAAAAGGACCAGGTTCAATAACTTACGGCATCTCTTTATTACAAGACTATGATTTAATAGTTGATCCACAAAGTATAAATCTAATTAAAGAACTAAACAATTACAGCTGGTTAGAAAAGAAATCTAAAACACCACAAGACAAATGGAATCACATCTTGGATGCTATTCGTTATTCAATCACATATCAATTACAAAACCCAAATCGTGGAACATA